AAATACCGTAATATCGAAAGCGGGAACGTTTAAAAGTGATCCGTCCAAAGCAACGTCGCGAATCGCTTCAATGTCATTCATTGACATTTCGATACTTGCGTCCGCTTCGATTATTCCTTGACCCCTCGAAATCGCTGTCGATCCTTGGCCGTAGTTGTTCTTTTTTTCTTGTTTCTGGTTATAGGTAATTTTCGAAACCGAAGCAACGGGAACCCCTAAAATAGTAACAATTATCTGTGTAAAGTCGTAAGCCCTACCGTTAATTAATGGTGTCGCCATTTGTTTAAATTTTTAAAATTAAATACTAACGGCAAAACCGATATTCACTTCGATTTCACGCGCAACGCCTACGGGAACTAATTTAATAGCAACCGAAATTTTCGACGTCGTTAAAACGTCTTGCGCGGGATTAATAATCGTAGTAAACGCCGAAAGTTCGCCGTCCCTTTCCATTTGTTCCAAAGCCTGGTCGACCGTGTTTTTATAGTTCGAAATAACGTCTTCTGTCAAAGTTCCGTCCGTGTTCACGTATAACGGCGAATTAACGAAAGGAAGTAATAACGCTCTAACGTTACGAACCGCTTTGTCAATTGTTCTGTTGTTTTCGATAGTCGAATAGTCAGACGTCGAAGCTATACACGTAGGCGCGTCGTTGTAATAACTTCCGTCGATTCCTGTATATTCTCGTAAAAAGATATATCCGTAATCATTTAACGAAGTAAGGGACGCCGTTGTTTGGTTTTTAACTAAAACCGTAGCCGTTCCGATTGCTATCGCGGGAACGTCGAATTCTGTTCCGTCAACTTGGTTAAATAACGCGATATGTCCAACGTTCCTGTGTACTTGCGCAGACGAAACAGTCCCCAATAAGGCACCGATACAAGTTACTGAAACCGCTTCAGACAAAGCCAAAGCCGCACCCGTCGACGCGCCGTCCTCGCCAATACAAACAGAAATATTCTTGTTCGATAAGGCTTTTAAATCTGGTAAAGCGCCCAACGTCGCCACCGCTTGAAAGTCCGCCGTGTAAATAACTGAAAGCGGTTTGTCTTCGCTTTCTAATATTGTCGCGCTTGCTTGTAACGAAGTAACGTTCGCCGTTGCGAAAGCCGTTAAATGGTCGTAATAACCTATTTGTCTAATTTCCCCATTTGCGAAATTTTGTAACGTTTCGATTTCATCGTAAGCGATAGCCGTCGAATCAATTAAATGAACGTACAATTTCCCTTGTGGTTGTTTCTTGAAAAATTGGTTTAAGTGATACCAAAGTAAATTTGTTGTCGCCCCCGCTTGCGTAATTCCCAACGCCACCGCTTCAGCGATTGAATAAACTATTTTAATTCTGTCTGTCGTAGTGAAGCCAGAAGGAAGGTCCGCATTAACGAACGGCATAATAAACCCCGAAACGTGATCTTTCGACGTAAGCGGACGGCCTAATCCACCTTGCCCCCTATTTATTGTAATTCCCGAAAGTGCCATTTTATTTGTTTTCGTTTGAAGTTAATAATTCGATTAATTTTTGTTTGTTTAACTTCTTATTGAATCCTTCCATATTTTCCGCCAAATCCTGTAATTCCGACAATTTTAAACCGTCGTATTTTCCTGGCGTTAAATCCGTGTTTTCGTCTTCAGTTAATAGAATGAATTCATAATTCGAACCATTATAAAAAAGATTTTTCTTTGAATCTTTGAAGTTTTCATTTTTCCCGTAAACTTTTATTTTCGGATCGCTTAATCGTTGCGCGTGAGCAACGGCGAAGCTGAAATTTTCCTGTTTAAAAAGATTACCGTCTGAAGTTAAAAAAACGTTTTCCGCGCCCGTGTTGGACGCGAAAAACAATTTTATTTTTTCCATATTCTTAACCATTTTTTTATTATGGTGCAACGTAACCCTGTGCTAAAGCCACAATTCCTTTATTGTCTGTTCTTGTTTTGCTTGCCCCGTGCATAACCATTGCACTGAAAACAGAACCATAGTATTCCGCAACGCCTTCGTTCGCGAATACTTTAATTGATCCTAACGCTTGCGCAACTGAATTTTTTTGAAAAGCGATAGCCCCGTAGCAGTCTGTTACCGCGTCAACAGCGCCAACCGCTTTTTTAACTCCCGACGCTACTTCGTTGAAATAAACAACTTCTGGACGTGTGAAAACTTTAAATCCGAAGATTTCATTAACTTGTCCGTCGATCATGTTTAAAGCGCGTCCGAAATCATTTCTGATTAAAGCGTCAACGCTAAATAATTCGTAATACATTGAAGTCGGTAAAACTAAAACACGGTCGTTTTTCGGCGCGTTGTCTAAGTCCAATTTTCTCGCCATTCTCGCGATATCTTCCTTCGTGATTAATAAACGCGTCCCCGTTGCTGTTGCGTTCGGTAATTGTGATGTAGCCGTCCCCGTTGTTCTCAATACTAATGAAGCCGAAGCACTTGGCGCCCATTCGTAAGCTACTTCAGTCCCGATTCTTTCGTTCGTTGCGTCAATATGTTGCCCTAAAACTGACATTCTTTTCGCGTAAGACGTTTGTAATTCGTCTAAGTCTGTGATTAATACAGGATCCGTAGTATATTCGTTTAATGAATAAGTAAGTTCCGTATCTGTTCTTTGCGCGATTGTCCCAGGTAAAGACGATCTATTTTTTTCAATTGTCGACATTGATCCACTTTGTGGCATGTGAACAACTTTGTTCGATACGAACGCCGAATGGTCCGTCCCCGCTTTGATGAATTCAGAACCTTGGTGTAAAGTTTCTTTGATATCTTGAATCCAAATTTCTTTTTGTAAAGCCATTTTTTTAAACTTTTAAATGTTAATTATTAAATATTTCCGTACTGTTCAGCGTACATTTTAGCGTAAAGTTCTGGATCTTCGTTTTTAATTCTTAAAACCTCGTTCGGGTTTTCTTTCTCTAATTGACGAAGACTAACTTCTTTTTTTGGTTCGTTATTAATAACGTTAGTTACTTTCACGATAGGCTTTTTAAAAGCCGAAACAAGGGCGTTAAATCCGTCCATGTTGTTGGTTGCCGTTTCGATTAATTCGGCCTTTTTGCTTTCTTCGAAAATTCCTTTCTCGATAGCGTTTTGAACTGTTAACGTAGCGATTTGAACTTTTAATTCTTTCGCGTTGTTTTCAAGTTCTGAAATCTCGCTTTCTTTCGCTTCGATTTCTGTTTCTTTAGTCTTAATAACTTCGTTCGCTTCGTTCAAAGAATTTTTAATCCCGTCGATAGCCGAAATTATTTCCTTTTCTGTCGCGTTCGCGTCATTAAGTCCCAAATGGTTTTTTACTAATTCCATTTTTTGAACTTTTTTTATATTATTTGCATTATTGCCGAATTGAATTTCGTTAGCAACTGAAAGAATGTCTTCAGTTAATAACGTGTTAAGAACGCGCCCCGTGTCGATTATTTCGTCGGCGAAGCCCTTTTCCATAGCTTCAGAACTTGAAAGCCATGTTTCCGCGGAAATCATTTCTTTGATTGTCGCGCGATCTAATTTAGAATTGTTTTCAAGTATCGTTTCCAACGTGTCGGAAAATGAATCAATCATTTTTTTCTGTTTGTCGGATAACAATTCATATTGAACGCCAATACTAGGCGCGTGGATCATTAATTTACCGAAGTCGTTCATATAACGACGCTTTCCCGCCTGGAATATAACCCCCGCAATTGAAGCCGCTACGCCGTCGGTATAAGTGTCGCATTCTTTCGAACTGTTTTTAATAGCGTTAAAAATTGAATACCCGTCTAACATGGAACCGCCCGCCGAATTAATTCGAACGTTTATTTTTGTAATGTCTTCGCGTGAATTAAGATAATAGATTTCTTCGGCGAATTGTTCGCCGTCGATACCGACGTAACGCTGTGAACGTTCGTCGAAAGTCCTTCCGATAGGTCCATAAAGTAAAACTTCGGCCACGCCGTCGGAAAGAATATTTTTAACGAATTTTAAATCCATGTTTCAAAAATACGCCGACAAAAGAAAAAAGTCCGTATATTTATACGCGGAAATTTATTGTTTAAAGTTTATATTTATGTCTGGAAAAAAAAACAAAGTCGATATCGAAAGAAGACGTCGGGACGTGTCTAAAGAAATCGAACGTCGACAAAGTGAAAAGGTCGAAAACGTAGTAAATGAAATTGCCGAAAGGCTATATTTAAGGCCATCGTCAATATGGCGCGATTTAAGGCTATACAAAGAAAACGGGGAACGAAATTAATCGTCCCCCGCTACCAACCTAAAAACAAAAAATTACTAAAGTATGAGAATGTCCACAAATATAATAATTTCT